ATGGCTTTTTTATTTAGTTTGGATCTAATGAAGATCGCACAGGAAGAAAAGGTAATTGTTGACAAGGAAGGTAATGAACAGGGCAAGTATTATGTCATTGGTCTTAGCAATGGAGCTAAAAGTTTTGAGGTAACTTGCGGAGAGAAGAATAATCTTCTTAAAGTGCCTGTTTTTTCAAAGGTACGTGTTCATTTTGACATAGTAGATAAAAAGTTAAAAGCTATTGATGCAGATGCAGTGGCTAAAGGCGGTGAGAAGAATTCTTAAAAAATATTTTTTAGATTCTTCAATACTTTTCTGTTTTATATCGCGTAAATTCCCCCCTTTGTGGGTTTTTAAATAAATCTGAAAGGGGGTGAAGCATATGACGATGGAGCAGATCACTACAGGCATTACAGACCTCATGGGTGTTATGGGAACTGTACTTACATCAATAGGTAGCAATGCCGCACTTATGGTAATCTTTTGTGTCGGTGTAGTCGGTGCTGGTGCTGGTGCATTTAAGAAGATCGCAAGATCAGTAAAGTAGTGGAAGGGAGTATGTAATTATGAAGATTGCAGATATTACAACTGGTGTCACTAACCTTATGACAGTGATGGGTACTGTTCTTACTGGTATTGGTGATAATGCGGCGCTTATGGTTATCTTTTGTGTTGGTGTAGTTGGTGCTGGTGCGGCTGCATTCAGGAAGATTAAGCGTTCTGTGAAGTAAAGAAACAATATGATAGGGTGTGGGCATACCCCTATTTTTTTGTACAAAAATATGGGAGGTGAAAAATGGTAAAGAAAATTAGCAGAATCAAAGTAATGTATATACTACTTGCGGTTTTGGTAATGTTTTGCTCTGTATGCCCTCGGTTTGTAGTGCTTGCTGCTGATGGTGCAACGGATGATACAAAACTTGGTTCAAATATTGCGCCATATATGCACGGTGAAGATTATGTTACTAAGAGTGGTTATCTTTATCAGAACAAGTCTTTTAAAACAAAATTAAATAAAGATAATGCGTCTGCGGTGTATAAAAATCCTAGTCCGTATGAGTGTGAAAATACTTGTTTTAAAGAAAATGGTGAACCCGCTGTAAAAAGTAATCAACAACAATGGTCTGACTTTCTCGCTGAGTTAGGCACTCAGGATTTTACAGGCTCTAATGATTTGTACTTTGTATTGTATGAGACTTCTGGATCACAGCAATATGGAACAGGGGCATGTATATATGCGTATTACATGTGGGTTCCTAGCGGTTCAAAGATATGTATGGCTTATAGTGCTAATACTGCTGGGTCTGATGATTCTTATTATAATCTATATGAATTCGCGCGTGTTTATACTTCGTCCGATGTTGGTGGTATTTCTTATCTTGGTGGCAACTTAGCAAGTGGTTATGATAAGTTTTATGGGGTTGTCCATGGTGATTCTGATGGTAACACTGCTTTTTTTAAAAAAGATTCTTTTGTAGGATATAGGGGGTTTCGCTTTAAAGTACAAAATCCTGATACTGGTCTTGGTGACTTTCGGTTGATGGCTACAAATATTCCGCTTGTAAAATGTGCAGAAAATGAAAATGGTTCTATAAAGGATTATACAAATTGTAAGAAATTTCTGGAAGGTCAAACGGATTTAGCAGATAATCAGAATCCAGATTATGTTGATAAGCCGACTTATCCAGCAGAATCATTTTACTGGGATTCAATGACTTGCAAGCCGTCTAGTGTAGGAAATTCAAAATATGCATTTTCTTTTAATTATGCTTATTCGTGTCCTCTTATGATTGATCCTGCTGAGATGTTTAGTTGTGATGTTGTATATAATAGTGATATACGTTATCAGGATGGTAAGGGACGTGTACATACTTATACAGATTCTAAAACAGATACTTTTAGTTTAAATAAACATAAAAGTGGTTATGTTAATAACTCTTTATATTTAAATAGTACATTATTGGATAATACTGGTTCTTCTGCTCAGCATAAGTTGGATGAATTGTTTGATGGTATTGTTGGATTGTTTGGACACGTTGATCTTGATACTAGGAGCGATACTGAAATAACGGTTAAATCTGCGAAAATATATGTAACTGTATTCCTTTATCATGTGCCTGATCCGGATACTTTGTTTTCAAATCCTGACATTATGCAGAGTGCAAAAGAAAATATGATAATGTCTACTGATGTTCGTTCTTTTTCGTTTGACTTGTTTAATTTGAAAGCTGATGCATATGGTGCAGTTGTTAAACCGACTGTAACAACTGAAGATGTAAAAGACAACGATGGGAATGTTGTTGATAAAAAAGTTACTGATGTTGCTGCAAATGATGATTCAGGAAAAACAGTTATTAATATAACTATAGATAATAGTAATAAAGTTATTGATGGTAATGCAAATATAAATACTGGTGGTGGTTCAAGTGATGATGATGAGGATAAAAACTCTAAATCATTCTGGAAGTATGTGACTGGTATTGTGGCATTTTTTACTGCTCTTCTTAATAGTGATTCTGGGCTATTTGCAGTTATAGCATCTTATTTTAAATTTATTCCAGCCGATTTCTGGAGTGTAACAATCGGTGCAATAGTTGTTATTGCTATCTTGTCGATTTATAGACTTGCTAAAAAAGGTGGGTGATTGAATGCTTGAACTTGTTGCACTTGTTGCTAAAGTGGTTTTTTATGGCCTTACATATGAATTTACTTTGGGTGGCATTACATTTTCTGCCTGGAAGATATTCATAACTTATCTTGTTTGTCAGCTTATAGGATATGCGTTATGGGTATTTCTTAAGGGGGTCTCTCAAGATTCAGATTAATAAACTGGACTTTTATTTTCCAGTTTTATAATACTTAATCAATTTTTTTATAAGGAAATAAATAAGGAATATTGCTCCAATTAAAATTGCTAATAGTATTGCTATATTTATTATTGTAAAAATAATGCTTGATGTTTGTGTATCTATCATATTTTATCTTTCTCCTTTTTTAAGATTATAAATTAATAGGTAAAATCTATCAAGTGTATATGTTGAGGTGATATGTATGGATGTTTTTGACATTTTAATTTTAGTTCTGGGTATTGTAACAGGTGGAATTCTATTTGCTCTGAGACTTCCTTTTTATAAACTTTTAATCTATTTTGTAGCAATTATGTTTTCAGTTGGTATGCCTATAGCAATAATTTTTGGTATTTCAAAGTGGGTAAAAAATGGTGATAAAGAGGGTTAAATTTTATGAGTGATTATATAATAATGATTATTTTTTGTCTGTTTTGGGCTGTTATATGTTTCCTAATGTATTTTTATATTGATGATGAAGGTATTTTCCTTTTGTCCGGTGGAATTTTTCTATTCTTTGTGGTGTATCTTTGTATTTATTTACTTTGTTAGGAGGTTGATGGATAGTGGAAAATAATAAACCTGTTCGGTGTATAGATCCGGTTGTTCAATATTGTCAGGAATGTAAATATGGTTTTGTTAAATATCCTGATTGGGTAGAAACTTATGAGGATACTCTTGAATGTACTTTTGAGTCAGGTTGTATTTATGGGCTTGAAAATACTGAACCTACTTCTGAGGAAAAGCAAGAGTTTTTGGAGACTTTGAAGAAAAATGGGGTGATGTAAATGAGTATAGAAAATTGCAGAGGTGTAAAGTGCACTCATTGTATTAATGATGATACATGTTGCAATGGTGAGTATCAACCGCTTATAGATGAGACTCTTTGTAATAATTGCAGATATGCAGATGTATGCTATGAAACGCACTTTCCTGTTGTTGGATGCAGTGTATATGTACCAGATGTGCCGCAGGCGGCTTCAGCCCCTCGGCACATCGGCACTAACAAATTATCAAACCAATTCTCTTCTTTTTTGAGGTTTAAAGGGGGGTGTAAATAATTGGTAGCTTTAATAGCCTTAATCGTGTTTGTAGTCGGCAGTTGTCAGTTATTCAAGGAATATCATTATCTGCTTGATTACAAAAGAGACGAAAGGACATTTAATGAATATCGTGAAAGGAGTAAAGAAGAACTTGAAAACATATATCAAGATGATCATTTTGATTTTTAGTATGGTGGTGTCCTGTCTGTTTGTAGCATCTCTCATAACATATGAATGTGCAACTACTGTCAATGCTCAGACAGTCAGCACAGGACAGACAGAAATAAACATAGATGTAAAGAATGCTCCTGTTGCTACGGCTGGTGATGCTGGCTACATATCTACAATAAGGACTGTAACAGATGTATACAATGTGTGTGTGCTGATACTTTTTGTACTTGTGTTTTGGGTATTTTGGAATGTAATAAGGACGGTCTATAGAGTGTTTACCGATTTCAAACGGTTTTAAGTGAGGTGATAACGTGGATAAGATAATCATAGATCTGTACTCAAACGGTGATTTATATATGATGTTTTCTAAAATCATGGCTTATATGATTGCTCTGCTTGTAATGACCTGTGTGGTCGGTGCTATAAGGGGGCTACGCTTATGACACTTCTTGTAATCGTGCTGATATGCTTTATATGTTATGCGTTTCCTGTCGTGCCATTCGTGGCCACGCACTTCTACCAGGTTGTAACCAATGGAGCTGTCGACCTGTACAACTACATAAAGCACAAGGAATATAACCGCTGTCACTTCTATGGCAGCATTCACATGGTAACGGCATACCGCAATAAGGTTTTCGGATCAGGCAAGACGCTGGATATGACCATGGTCGTGCGTGAAGTGTATCACAAGTATGACGGTCTGCCCGTCTGGTCAGAGGATGAACAAGCGTTTGTGACACAGCATATTCACATCATCAGTAACGTGGATCTAACAGATGTGCCCTACACACCTTTTGTTAACGTGAATCAGCTTAAGAATGTCGAACAGGGAACAGAGGATGTGACCATATTCGTGTTCGATGAAGTCGGAGCTATATGGAATTCACGAAACTACAAGGATAACATCAGTACGGAACTGCTAAAGAGACTGCTCCAGGTGCGAAAGAATAAGATAGGTATTATCTGCACGGCTCAAAGATTCAAGTTTGTTGACGCGCTGCTCCGTCAGATCACAGGGTATCTGATATGTGTCAATAAGACGTGGCGACTGCTATCCGTCCGATACTATGATCCTGTCAGCTTTGAAAACTGCGATAACATAGACATGATAAGACCTCTCCATCTGTCGTTCAAATTTGTGTTCAACAAAGACTATGAAGCTTATGATACGTCTGCTATTGTGGAAGATCTCAAGAAAACAGAAATGATAAGTGATAGTGAAATACTCGCCGGACAGGGAGTGGTCCAGCCGGATATTGACTTTGCTACCGGCATTAAGAAACGTTTCAGAAAGCGCAAACGATAATGCATGTGTGCTGTGAGCAGGGCGCGCCATCGCCCTGATAATTATAAAAAGACGGGCGTGGGGTGTCCTGTCAAGGGCGCGCAGCGTGCACTTTACCCTTGACAGGACACCCCACACCCGTCTACATGCAACTACAAGATCGTTGTTGTGTATCGTGAGGAGGTACAGAATGAAAATATTGCTTAGACTATGTAACAGTGTAGTCATGCTGTTCAACAATCTGTGTAAGCTTGTCATAAACTTGATGCGGTTCATACAGTAATCACAGAGAAAAGGAATAAGCGTAAACAAAAGTAATAGCCCCCCTGTGGGAGCTCGGGCATAGGGGGGTTGGGGGATCAAGGAATGGTACAATCATAATGATTACACATTACACAACTGTAACCATCGGTCAAATAAAGAAAATAAAAAATATATGTGTAAATGTGTAAAATCAAAACTCTATCATTCAGCCTATATCCCTGTAAATCATATAAAATGTCATGCCGAGTGGGGCTTGTCCTCGGCATGTGTAAAAATGTGTAAAATGTGTAAAAACAAACAAAAAGAAAAAACAAGGGGGGTTGTTACATGCCAAAATCATATAGAACATGTGAGATAGTTCAACAACTTGAATATCTTACAGAAGAACAGATAGAAAAAGGATTAGACCATAATGCAGTAAAAGACTATGCTTATATTCTGCATGATAAAGATGAAAATAAAGACGGAGAATTAAAAAAACCACACTGGCATATATGCATCAGATTTAAAGACAGTGTGCCGACTGAAAGTATATGTAACTGGTTTGGCATTACAGAAAACTATATAAATAAAATCCGTGGCAGATTCGGAGATGCTCTCGCCTATCTCACACATAAGAATGCAAGTGAAAAATATCAATACTTAGAAGAATCTGTAAAAAGCAATTTTGATTTTAAAAAAGAGGCAGAGGTAAAGCAGAGCCGTGAAGCAGATAAGGCAAGGAAGGCAGAGCTTGTTGACCTGATAACAAGCGGTCTGATACGTGAGTATAACTATACAGAGTATATAACACCACAGGAGTATGATAAGTTCAAAAAGACTATAGACAATGCGTTTAACTATCGTAGAGATAAGCTGGAAGGAAGTGATAGAAATATGAAATGCATATATGTATGCGGTGATGCTGGAACGGGAAAAACGACATGGGCAAAGGATTTTGCACAGAGGAATAAATACAGTTATTATATATCAAGCGGCAGTAATGATTTGCTTGACAACTACAAGGGTCAGGACTGTTTAATACTTGATGATATACGACCGAACTATATAGACGTGAGCGACCTGTTAAAACTGCTTGATAACCATACAAACAGTACAGTAAGAAGCCGATATAAAAACAAGATGCTTGAATGTAAGTATGTGATAATTACCACATCAATGCCTATGGAAATATTTTTCAGGAATCTGATTGGTGACAGCCGAGAGAATTTAAAGCAGATGCGCCGACGCTGTGAAATGTATATAAGAATGACAGATCTTACCATGTCCGTGAAATTGTGGCAGTCTGAAAGTGAAGATTACATGTATGTGGGTACTTATGATAATCCTGTCTCCGGTAAATATATGAAGCGTGACAGGACGCTTGCTGAAGCAAGGCAGTATGTGGATAACATGATCCTGTTTCCTGTGCCATCGACTGAGGAAAACATTGCAAAGGGTGAATGCTTTAAGGACTGCACAGAGGATGACAAAGATATATTTACTGATCAGCTCTCTTTTACAGTATAGGTAACTGGAAAATATTTCCAGTAGAATTGCCAGAATCAGGAATTATAATAATATATAGAACGTGCGGTCGGCATGTGCTGACCGCTTTTTTAGTGTCATAGGGGGCATACTATGAGATACAGGCATTTAAGATATGCTGATCGTGTGAGTATGGAAACACTGCTAAATAGGGGATGCAGTAAAGCAGATGTTGCAAGGTACTTGCATGTGTCAAGGGCTACAGTGACAAGAGAATATAAGAAAGGTCTTTATGTACATATTAACAGTGATCTGACTGAGGATATAAGATATAGTGCTGATCTTGCACAGCAAAATACCGACTATGCACAGACCAGCAAGGGTCGTCCACTCAAGATTGGTAATGATATAAAGTTTGCAGAGTACGTTGAAGATAAGATAGTCAATGACGGATACTCTCCCGCTGCGGCTCTTGCCATGGCGGCACTTGATAACATGAAAACACATATAAGCGTGAACACTCTTTACAGGTATATAGACAAAGGAATTTTCCTGACACTTACGAATAAAAAACTTCCCGTGAAGAGTCAGCGTAAAAAATGTAAGCATAAAGTCAGAGTACAGAAGCGTATGAGTGCTGGTACATCTATAGAATATAGGTCAGATGAAGTTGATGGCCGTCAGACATTTGGGCATTGGGAGATGGACACTGTAAAAGGTCAGCGTGGTAAAAGTAAGTCATGTCTGCTTGTGCTTACTGAGAGATTTACGCGTAGAGAGATAGTCAGGAAGATTCCGGATCAGGGCGCAAAGTCTGTTGTTGCTGAACTTGATAATTTAGAACACCGCCTTGGTGCTATGTTTCCGAAACTCTTTAAAACAATAACAGTTGATAATGGAGTTGAGTTTTCAGACTATCAGGGCATGAAGCGGTCATTGCTCCATGAGGGAGACAGGACGAAGATATATTACTGCCATGCGTATAGCAGTTATGAACGTGGCAGTAATGAGAATGCGAACAAGTTAATCAGGCGGCATATACCTAAAGGTGCTGACACTGATAAGTATGATGATACATACATTAAGCATATTCAAGACTGGATGAATGCATATCCCCGTAAGGTTCTTGGATGGTCTTGTGCTGATGACCTGTTTAATAAGGAATTAAAGAAGCTCTATAGCATGTAGTATAGGGCTTCTTGTTATGTGTAAAAATAATGCACGTACTATATCGAATATGGTACGTGCAATTTTTTTTGACGTGATCACGACACTGTAATTCAGCGTGAGAAAATAATTTGAAATTTTTGTTACTTTACTATTGACAATTTACCTTTTATATAATTTCTAGTATATTTGATCCTGTCCGTCTATCTTCCGTTTGTACTCATGTCTTTTATGACATCTATGAGATCCATGTCGGAATCTGTGAGCTTCACATTGGTACAAATGGTCTTGCCCTCTGTATCTGTGATCTTCACTTCTATTATATAGCCTTCCTTTATTCCTGTGGCAGCGGCTGCCCTGAGGAACATAGGGAACTTTGGATGATTCTGGACGAACCGCTCCCAGGCTCCTTTGATCTTAAACATCATTCCCGGATTAAATGCCAT